GAGCTAACACCATTGAGCTTGAGAAGGTTAACGTAGGAGAGCGAGTCATTCGTGCAGCAGCACAGGCTGACCCAGCTTTTACAAACGCAGGTGCTACTTTTACCAAGGTTGAGCTAACTACCAAAAAGATTCGTCTGGACTGGGAAGTATCAACTGAGGCACTAGAAGACAATATTGAAGGTGGTGCTCTTGAAGATCACCTAGTTCGTCTAATGACAAACGCTTTTGCGAATGACATTGAGGATCTAGCAATCAACGGAGACGGTACCACTGGTGCATTCCTTTCGATCATGGAGGGCTTTGTTCACAAGGCTACCACTGACGGAGATGCACACGAGGCACTAGTAACTGTCGCAGACAACGCATGGACTACAGACGTAATGCAGAATATTATTCTTGCAATGCCACGTAAGTACCGTGCACTTAAGAACAACCTTAAGTTCTACGCAGGTACAGACGCATTCCAGGGCATCGTAAAGAACAACGGTACTCTTGCAGACGCAATTGCTGAGGCATTTGTTAACAAGGGTCCAGGTACTGAGGCTAACCGTCAGGCTTACCTAGACGGAGCAGCACAGACATTTGGTGGAGCACGTACAACTCGTGTTCTAGGTATCGAAGTTCAGGAAGTTCCTTACTACCCTGCAGGATATGTTGACCTAACATTCCCACAGAACCGTGTATGGGGATTCCAGCGAGACATCACTGTAAACCGTCAGTACGTTCCAAAGAAGGACACAATCGAGTACACAGTATTCGTACGCTTTGGCCTTCAGTGGGAAGAGCTTGATGCAGTTGCTTACGCAGACGCTGCAGCAGACGCTTCATAGTACTAGAACTACATAGCATTAGGGGATGGCCTGAAAACCATCCCCTTTTGTTATATTCTGATATAATTAAACTTGGAGAAAAAATATGGCTGAAATAGTTTTTAATGACAAAAAGGTTGTTGAGAAAGTTGCCGTATACTGTTCCAAGAACTTGTTTAAATATGGTCTTGGAGAATTAAAAATTGGTTACAATATTGTAACTAAGGATGCATCAGATTTCTGGGTAACTCACGAGGCAGTTCGCTTGGCAACGCCAGAAGAGGTTGCCAAAGCTTACAATAGGAGTAAATAATGATCGTACTTAGACAGCCCCCATACGATGACTTTGTTAGCTATACGCTAGAGCCATCCACTCAGTATCAAATCACAATTAAAGATGGCGACTACGATGTCGTATATCAAGAAACCGTAAACTCTAGCGTTAGTGGTGTTGTTTCTGTTAATTGGGTTGGAACTTATGGCGAAGACGCTGCATCTTATGACTTTAGAAAGTATGATGAGTCTTATGAACTTGAAATCGTTTTTGACGATGAAATTGTTGCTCAAGACAACATTACTGTAGAAAGGCCATATGTAAATCCAAACACTCTTGCAACAACCGCATCTGATATAGTTGCAGCTACATATAATGAAAGACTTGCCAGAGCTATTATCGACTCAGTTGTTGGAGGGTTTTATTTTAAAACCAAATGGCTAGAGACCACTGGGCAAGGCACAGATTATTTGCCACTTTGGGATAGGACTTACAAAATTTTGAAGGTATATGAAAATTCAGAACTAGTATATGATTCGTCCCTAGAAGTACCAGTAATTGGAGAGTGGAACTACGTAATTACCAAAGATAAGACAGCAATAACTAAAGATCCAAATTATGCAATTTTAGATTTTAATCGTGCTGAGTCTGCTCCAGTTGGCGTTAATATGGCAGCTTCTGACTCAATAAGTATGTTTGACACATCTGACAGTGGAAATACTCTTGCACTAAAGTCAGGTGTTCTATTTAACAGCGGCACAGACTATGTTGTTCATCTAGAGGTTGGCTACAACGTTGTTCCATACGACATTCAAGATGCTACAAATATGTTAATAAACGACATTGCCTGTGGCAAGCTAGAGTATTTTAAGAGATATATCACAGACTACTCAACAGATCAGTTTAAGATTAAGATTGATTCTGCAGCCCTGTCTGGAACAGGAAATATCCTAGTTGACAAAATTTTAGATAAATACATTACAGACGTCAAGAGGCCAGGAATACTCTAATGGGATGCTGCGACGAGAGTTCAGACTTTGTCTATCCAATGCTAGCTGACGTTTATTATCCAATGATAAGTCAGGGAGATTACGGAGAGATTAAAAAAGAATGGGTTTTTGATCGCACAATTGCTTGCAACGCTAACGGAGTTGGTGGAGCAGGTCAGGAAGACATCAAGCCAGAAGTTTTTATACAATACGAAAATAAGTTGGTTGCTAGAAGCAGAACAGATATTAGAATTTCTTCAAACCAAACAAAAGAAGCAGCGACCAACATTTTAATAACAAATATAAGATCCTCTAACGGAGAGCTACTATACAAAGAGACTGCAGGCCCAAGGTCTGGCAAAGGAACAATCTATGAGATTGCCACCCTAGAGCCATTTGTAGGACCATTCGGAAGTATTGAGTATTACAAAATGGTATGGAGAAGAACTGAAAACCAGGCAGTAGGTGCGTAATGAGAGTTTCTATGGACGCACGTCAGCTTGAGAAAACTTTAAATAACATTGTTCAGTATTCTTTTGGATTCTTGGATGGTGCCAAAGCAGGCAAGAAAATATTTTTAAATAACTTAGGAGAGAGCGTAATTGAAGCTCTAGCAAAATACATAGACGCACTAGCCAAAGCAGATCCATCAGCTATGCACCACGTATACGAGTGGTACCAAGTAGGAAATCCAATGGCAAGACTATACAATTTAGACTACACAGTAAGCAACGTTGGACTATCTGTTAAATCATCATTTAGACAATCATCATCAATATCAGAAGACAGTAGAGAACCATTCTATGATAAAGCAAGAATTATGGAATTAGGAATACCAGTAACAATTACCCCAAAGAGAAACAGTGCTCTGGTATTCGAAGAAGGTGGAGACACCATATTTGTTAGAAGACCAATAACAGTCACCAATCCTGGAGGAACAGAAGTCCAAGGAGAATACGAAAGAATATTTGATTCATTTTTTAAAAACTATTTTACACAAGCATTTTTAAAATCTTCAGGATTGTTTGACTATATTCAAAAACCAAAAATATACAAGAAAAACTTCGCAGCAGGTGCCAAGGGCGGAAAGTCAGTTGGCAACAAGACGGGGTACACATGGATTGCAAACGCAAAGATAGGACTTGACTAATGCCATTAGCAAGAGATTTACCATTCCCACCACACTGGATAAACGCATACATTTTTGACAAGCTTAGTGAATACGACGATATTGGAATGGATAAGATGCAGCAGCTTGTTCCTATTTTTGCTACAGGCCCAACAAACACAGAAGAGCTTTATAGGAATATGATTCAAACTACAACCATAGAAGAGCCACTGATTATTCAATATGACAGGCTAATGAGGTTTAGACAAAGTCCATTTTATGGAACCAAAAAAGAACAGCTAATTTACTACCTATACAGCACCAACATAGCAAACGTAAACAACGCAAACATAGTGATATCACAGCTACTTGACAGGGAAGACGCAGCTGCCCAAGATCTTAATAGCTGGGCTAGAGACAACGCTGAAAGCCTCAATGTCCCACACAATGTCTTCTTTCACAACGTAAAGGTATATCAAGCAGACGAGACCAGAGACGTGCTTGAGCTAGCCTCAGCTAGAACAGTATTCATTAATAAGCTTATTATTGAGTATGACTACCACGTAAAATGGGTAGATCCAGAAAGAGATCAAAATACTGGAGTTATAACAAACCCAGACGAGCAACAAGAAGAATTTAAATAGATAAAAACACTGATATACTTATTCGTGAGGAAACAATCGCCAGCTATAACTGAATATACTATTTAGAAAAAGAGGTGAAAATATGGCATATACACGTGGTAATTCCAATAACATCATCGTAGGTGCAGCTTCGTTCTTCGTTGCTGATACCGTACTTGATGGAACTACACTGCCAGCATTCGATGAGAATGAGTCATATCGTGAGACACTGTCTGACGACGGAGACTTCACTAACATTGGATACACAATGAACGGTCTTGAGATCCAGTTCCAGCCTGACTTCGGTGAAGTACAGGTTGATCAGCTTCTGGACGTTGCAAAGCTATACAAGCAGGGTATGCAGGTTAACCTGAACACTGCTTTTGCTGAAGCAACACTTGAGAATCTTCTTATTGCTCTAGCATACGGTGACAACCAGCTTTCTGGAACAAAGTCAAGCTCTGCAGGACAGGTTCTTAACCTTTCTGCTGGAGAACTTGGCGAGTGCCCAGTTGAGCGTGGCATCATTGCTGTTGGTCCTGGCACAGGAGACTGTGAAATTGGATCTGCTCTTGAGCGTGTCTACTCAGCTTACCGTGCTCTATCAATTGAGAACGTAACTGTATCTGCAAAGCGTGACGAGGCTTCAATGTTTGAAGTTTCATTCCGTCTTCTACCAGATGACACTGAGGGTTCATACGGTAAAATCGTAGACCGTACTATTACTGTTGGTTCATAATCAACAATAATTAATTAGACAGTCCCACCTCCTTTTTGGGGGTGGGATTTGTCATTCTGTGATAAAATTAAATAATGCCTACAGAAGTCTATAAAACCAGATATGTCTACTCAATCGAGGGCATAGAAATAGAGATTATCCCTCTAAAGATAAAGTACCTTAAAGAGCTAATGGAAGTCTTTAATCAGGTAAGTGGATCAACAGATCAGGATGATGTTATAAATATCCTATCAGATTGTGTAAGAGTTGCAATGAAGCAATACAAGCCAGAAATGTTTAAAACCATAGAAGACATTCAGGACGGCTTTGACCTAGGTGTTATTTATGAAATCCTAGAATACTCAGCAGGAATAAACATATCAAACAAAGAAAAAGATGAAGTCTTGAAGTCTGCACAGGATGAAAACAAAGCAGTCAACTGGGATAGCCTAGATCTTGCCAAGCTTGAGACTGAGGTATTTTTGCTGGGTATCTGGAAAAACTTTGACGAGCTAGAAACATCTATATCTATAGAAGAGCTAATGCAGATCCTATCTATAACAAGAGAGCTTGGATATGAAGAAAAAAGGTTTATGGCTGCCCTGCAAGGAATCAACCTAGACGAGGGACAAGAAGAAGAGCGTGGTCAGAAAGAATGGGACAACCTTAAGGCTAGAGTTGCTAGTGGTGGTAGAGCGACTGACTCAAGTGACATTCTTGCTCTACAAGGAACTGCTGCAAGACAAGCAGGGTTTGGTATTGGTCTAGGGCTTGGATACGAAGATTTACGTGACCCCAAGGTCTTAAAGAACTAGGGCCACTGTGATATAATTAGTATAACCTACTAATGGGTAGAACAAGGAGAAAAACATGGCAACAACAACATATGAAGCAGAAACTCTAACACTAATTGACGGATCTACGATCTCTGTACGTCCATTGAAAATTTCACTATTAAAGCCTTTTATGAAGAAGTTTGAGGGAGTAGCAGCAGTAGCAGAAGACAATGAGAAGTCAATGAACCTTCTATTGGAGTGTGTGGCTATTGCGATGAAGCAGTATAGCCCAGAGCTAGCTGCAGATCCAGCAAAGCTAGAAGAACTACTAGATTTGCCAACAGTTTACAAAATTGTTGAAGCAGCATCAGGGGCAAACCTGACCGCTTCTGCATAAATAAAAGAAAGAGTGACCGTGCATGGCTGATGTTAATGCCAATATTGGCGTAGGAATTGATACGTCTGATGCTTTAAATCAGCTCAAGAGTTTGCAACGCCAAATTGCACAGTTTCACTCATCCATAGCTAAGTCTAGCGAAAGTGCAGGAATTGCACAACGTGATCTGCAAAAGAACTTCCTGAATAGCGTAAATTCTATTCAGGGGTTCTCTGCAGAACTTAGAACTGTACGTACAACAGCAGAGTCTTTTACCAACTCCCTTGAGAAAAACAAATTCTCAATGCGAGAATATTTCCGTTTTGCAGCAGGAGCTACTGGAAAGTTTGGAAAGAACTTCGCAGCTGAGTTTTCCACAATTGAAAAGACTGCTACTGAAAGAGTAAAGACTCTTCAGACACAATATATCAAGATGGGCCGTGACGCAAGCGGAGCCATGCAGGCAATTGCGGTACGTCCAACAATTCTTGATATGAAAGACCTTGGCACTCAAACTGCCATCGCCGCACAAAAGCAAGTAATATTTAACCAGCTTGTAAAGCAAGGTTCTACAAATCTTCTAAACTTTGGTAAGAATACTCAGTGGGCTGGTCGTCAGCTTATGGTTGGATTTACCCTCCCACTTGCTACTCTTGGTATGACTGCTGGCCGTGTCTTCTTTGACATGGAAAAAGCAGCTATTAAATTTAAAAAGGTTTATGGTGACTTGTTCACTGCACCAGAAGAAACAAAAGCTGCACTTGAAAGCATTGTTACTCTTGGTAGAGAGTATACGGCATATGGTCTTGCAGTTTCTGAAGCAGTAGACCTAGCGTCTGAAGCGGCAGCAGCAGGTTTTGCTGGGGCAGATCTACAAAACCAGACAGCAGCAGCCCTAAAGCTATCTGTATTGGGACAACTAGAACTTAATCAAGCACTTGAAACTACAATATCTTTGCAAAATGCTTTCGCTATTTCATCAGCACAGCTGGCTGAAGAGATTGATTTTCTTAACGCAGTTGAAAACCAAACAGTAGTATCTCTAGACGATATGACTACAGCAATCCCAAAGGTTGCACCAGTTATTCAATCTCTAGGTGGTGACGTTAGGGACCTAGCCTTCTTTATGGCAGCTATGAAGGAAGGTGGCATTAATGCCTCTGAAGGTGCTAACGCTCTAAAGTCTGGTCTGGCATCTTTGATTAACCCAACAGGAAGAGCTAACGAGTTCCTTACTGGATTTGGAATTAACCTCAGGGGAATTGTTGATGCAAACAAGGGCAACGTTGCAGGAATCGTAACTGACTTTGCAAGAGCATTAGATAAGCTAGATCCAACCAACAGGGCACGTGTTATTGAGCAGCTATTTGGAAAGTTCCAGTTTGCACGTCTATCTACACTTTTTGAAAATGTTATTAAAGAAGGAACACAAGCAGAGCGTGTTCTTCAGCTAACAGGGGCTACAGCACAAGAGCTTGCAACGCTGTCAGAGACAGAGCTTGGAACAGCCGCTTCTTCATCTATGAACAAGTTTAGAAAAGCTGTAGAAGGTATCAAGCTAGCACTTGTTCCTATTGGTGAACTATTCGTTGAGATTGCAACACCAATTGTTGAATTTGGAAGCAAGATGCTTGATGCATTTAATCAGCTCCCAGATGGAATTAAAAAGTCTATTGGAACAGCCATTACAATTATTGGCGGTATTGGTCCAATAGCCCTTATGACCTTTGGTCTAATTAATAACGGTATTGCTAATATGATTAAGTTTTTTGCTACCGTTCGACTTGGCTACCTAAAGATTACTGGTCAGGCTCAAGGCATTGGTGATGAAACTCAGTATATGACAACTGAGCAGCTAGAGGCTTCAGCTGCAGCCGCATCGCTTGATCAGGCCCACGCAGGACTGACTCAAAGATTCACAGTAGAAAAGGTTGCAGTAGACGCTCTTCGTGCCTCCTACGAGCAAGCAGTGGCTGCTGGCAATAGGTTTGCAATGCTCAACCCAGGAATGATGAAGCCTGGATCTCCAAAGAAATTTGCACTTGGTGGAGCTGTAGGTGGTTCTGGAAACAGAGATACTGTTCCAGCTATGCTTACCCCAGGTGAGTTTGTAGTTAAAAAGGATGTAGCTCAAAGAAACAAGGCATTGCTTGAAGCCTTAAACAATGGAAAGCTTCCTGGTTTTAATCAAGGTGGTATGGTTGGTAAAGGATTTAGCAACGCCACGATGTTCTTGCCAGAAAGCCTTAACACTCTTATGGGTGGTGCAGGTCCTGGAGCAGCAACTGGAGACGTAACAGCTTATCTTAAAAAAGCTGCAGACGCAGCTGCCGCCCCACTGATGGCAGTAATGGCAAGAGAAATGGGCATCAAACTAAATGACCCAGCATTGCTAGAAGAGTGGAAGGTAGTTGGAAGTAGCCTAATTCAAAGTGCAACAGATGCTTTGGAAAAGTCTGGAAGAGAATTTATAACTGACGACGACTTTGAAGAGCTTGTTGTACCAGCTATGAAAGAAAATGTAAAAACTCTAAACGTTGCTGGTAAAGAATTGTCTACAGCAATGAACAATGCTTTTGAAGAAATTAGAACTGTTGCACCGCTTGGATCAAAGAGTGGAGCTATGGGTGGAACTGGAAGAGTCTCACTGCCAGGATCATATAGAGGTGTAAGAGTTCCAGCACAAAGTTTTGCTCTTGCTAGCAACCCAGAAATGTTCCAGCAAACAGAAAGATTCTCTCAGTCAAGAAGTAGAATTGTAAAATCATTCCAAACTCAGAATGTCGCAACTGGACAGTCTGAAGTAGCAACAATGGCACACCTTAAGCGTTCAATAACAACTACAGTAGATAATTTAATTCTAAAGGTTGCCCCATATCTTGGAGACCAGTCCGCAAGAATTGTTAAGGCAGTTTCTAAGGGCACCGTTGAAGGGATTGAAAAATCTACCAGACAAGCATCTCCATCGAAAGAAGCTTACGATGCAGGTGTTAACATTGGAAAGGGTGCTATACAGGGAATAGCTTCTCAAAATGACGAAGCAGCCGCAGCTGGAGCCTCTCTTGGACAGGCAGCTACCACAGGTCGTGGATCACGTAGAGCATCTTCTGATGGAAATATAGTATTTGATACTCAGTCTAGCCAATATGCTAGCCAGGCCAAAGCAGCGAAATTGCTTGAGGGCAGACAGCTTGGTCTAGCAAGAGCGTCACAGATGACTTTAAATTCTATACAAGCATTTTCAGCTAAGCTATCTGGAGCAACTTTTGCACTTAGCTCTGTAGCAGGAATAGCGTCAATGTTTGGCGGTAAAGTTGGAGAAGCAGCTGGAGCCATTATGCAAATCACTAGTTTATTCTTTGCACTATCTACAATTACCATGGGACTGGTTAAAGCCAAAACTGCTCAAAAAACAGTAGAGATGATAAGCTCGCTAGCTTCTGGAAGAACCGCTGCAGGTGCAGCTTCAGCAGTTGGTGGCTTTGCTGGCGGTGCTAGAGGAATGGCAGGATTTAAAAATATTCTGGGTAACGTAGGAAATATATTTAAAACTTTTATCCCAATTCTTGGTAAGATTCCAACACTATTCTTAAAACTAATCCCTGTAGTAGGGGCAGTATTTGCAGTATTTAGCATTGGCCTTGGAGTGTTCAACAAGGCTAAGGAATCTATTAATAGACTTGGAGAGACCGCAAACCTTTCAGCAGATAAGCTCAAGAAGGTTGGAGAAATATTTGGTGCAGACCTGCAGACTGCTGATTTTGGATCAGCCTTTACTGGAGCCGCAGCCAAGGGCACTTCTGAGCAAAGAACGAAGACTCAGCAAGTTCTTGAAACTGAAACATTTGAGGCAGATTTTAAAACACAAATTGATGCAATTAAGAATGCTGGAAAAGAAGATGCTGAAAGAACCCTTAACGCCCTTGCCTTGCAGCTATCATCAGCAGGACTTGACTCAGAAGCCGTTCAGGCACTTATTGACGCAATCGTAATAAAGGCAGAAAGAACCGATCTTGATCTAAAGTTTGCAGGAGTCAGTTTCTCGTCAGCTGAGGGCCTTGCATCAATTACAAAGATTGTTGACGATACATCAAAACTTCTTTCAGCTAAGTTTGCAACAATGGGTGGAGATTTTGGTCAACAGTTCTTAAATATTTTTGGTGGAGGGGATTTCCAAACTCAAATTGAAACATCTGCAGGAGAGTTGTCATCTATACTACAAAGCCTAAAAGTTGGTTTTGAAAACGGAGATATTTCTGCAGAACAGTTTAACGAAAAAATAGCAGAAATAGACTCAACCATCAACTCTCTAGATCCAGCAATTGCCAGAGAGCTAGTTTCGGCTATTGCAGATAACCTAGGAATTGGCGACAAGGTTAAAGATCTAAAGAACTATGAAGATCAGCTAATGCTTATTAAAGCTGCAGCTGCAGGCATTGATGTTTCAGATGAAGATGTTAAGCTTTTAGTTGCTGCAGGCAAAGCAGGTGCAGATACTAAAACTCTCAAGGCAGCTAATAAGCTACGTGATGAGTATATTAATCAAATACAAACAGCAGCAGGAGTCACTGAAGAGCTAACAGCAGCAGAAGAAGCCCAAGCAGTTGCAACCGCAGCAGTTCAGACAGCTAACGAAGACATTGACGCTCAAATCACAGCTCTTGAAGAAGAAAAAATTGCCTACGATATTTTGATGACTGCAGGATGGTCAGCAGCAGATGCAGTAGATGCAGTTGGAAATGCAGCAATCAGGCAGGCACTTGCCATGGGTAATGATAGTGAAAGAAAAGATTTAATTGCAGATCTAGAATATCTTGCTAAGCTAAGAAAAGAATCACCAGTTGCACGTGGCACAGGTGGTGGAGGTGCAGCACAAAAAGACCCATACAAAGAAGCTATTGAAAGCCTAACAAGCCAAAGAAAAGAAATTGAAAATAACATTAAGGCCTTTAATGGATTACGTAAGGCTGGATTTAGTGTAGCAGAAGCTGCAGAAGCAGCAGGAGATGCGACTATCGCTGCAGGCCTAGCTTCTAAAAAAGTAGGAAGCAAAGAATGGAAGGCACTGGTTAGGCAGATTAGAGCTGCAAGACTAGAGGCCTTGAAAACTCCAGACGGCATTAAGAACGCCTTTGAAGGACTAAAGCAGCAAGCTGAAGACTACTACAGCATACTAGAGCGTACTGCAAATAGAAAATTTCAAGACTCAATCAAGAGCCAAGAAAAGGCCATTGATGATCTTGGCGATGCTATACAGGCAGTTAATGAAGAGATAGATACATACCAAGATAGAATTGATTCCATTCAAAGATCTATCACAATAGAATTTGACAGGCCAATCGAGGCTTTGCAAGAAGAGTCTTCAGACTTGGCTAACGACCTTACTCTTATGGATCGTGCCGCTGGAGAAATAACTAAGAGGTATGACGAGCAGTCTAAGGCTTTGTCTAGAGTTGCTCAGGCTAACCAGCAAATAATTAACCAGCAAAAGTCTCAGATGAGCCTTGCTGATGCCCTAGCCTCTGGAGACATTGGTGCCGCAGCCAGCATAATGCAAGATATGAGAGCAGCAGAGGCTGATGCAGCAGCAGCTACTCAAGAGCAAATGCTTACAGCTGCAAGAGATTCCCAGATAGCTGGATTGCGATCTGCAGGCGGTATGTCTAGAGAGCAGATTGAGCAACGTCAATTTGAAATTAGCCAAAGCACATTTAAACTAGAAGAAGCTAGAGAAATAAAGGCTTTGTCTATTCGCAATATTGAAGACCAAATTTTTGCTATTCAAACAAACAAGCTTGACCCACTTACTAAACAGCAAGCAGCAGCAGAAAAAGCACTAAAGACAGTTCAGGATCAAAGACAAGCAGAGCTTGATGCTATTGATGCCCAAAGACAAAAATGGGAAGATGCTGAGCTAGCCTTGCTTAGAGCAGAGGTAAAGGCTGGAAAGTTTAAGGGCGTTATTGAAATGGCTAAGAAGCTTACTGGAGATATTTCTAAGGAGTGGGAGAGCCTTAGCAAAAAGACAGTAACTTGGACAATTAATACTGTTAGAAATGAAACTAGAATAAAGGCAGCCTCAGGTGGACTAATCGGAATGTCTGGCGGAGGAAAGGTTTCTGGTTACCTAGCCAATGGAGGATCTTTTGGCCCATCGCTTGGCTCAGATACCGTGCCAGCAATGCTAACCCCTGGAGAATTTGTTGTTAATAGAAAAGCTGCATCAAAGTTTGGACCAATGCTAAGTGCGATAAACTCTAACGCTTTTGGTGGAGGAATGACAGCAAACAGATACAAGGCTACCCCTAAAATGTATCTACCAAAAGATTTTAATGCTCCAGTATACTCTATGCCTCAAAGGGACTTCCCAAAAAACCAGGGTGTATCATCAATCTACAACAACGAAACATCTCAAGGAACACTAGCACAAGTAGACAATTCAGTGTATAATTATAATTTAAGCGTAAATGTAGAAGGATCAAACGCAAGTGCTGATCAGATTGCAAACGTAGTGGTTAATAAACTACGTGGCATACAGTCGCAAAAGGTAAGAGGACAGGTAATTAGGTAATGTCAGTATCTTCAAACTATATTCTTGGTAGAAAAACCTGGAAAAGACCACAAGCAATGCTTTGGGCAGACGCTGCCCCAACCCTTACTGAAGGTGGAAAGCTTATTCCAGTGGGTTATGAAATTGGCTCAAACCTAACTGACATACCAGAAGAAGACCAGGAAGATAAGTTTATTATTCTATCTGACCACAATAGATCTGCGGTAGATATCTCAACAGAAAGAATTGAACAGCGTCAAAGAATGGCAAATGGAACAATGCGTTCTTACCATATTGCAGACAAGCTTACAATTAGTACTAGTTGGAGTATGCTACCGTCTAGAGGGTTTGAGGTTATTCCTAACTTTTCTCAAGACTTTGGTAAGCCTGCCATCTTAACACCAGCCAACAAGGGCACACCACCACCTAACACATATTTTGCAGATAAGTCTCAGCAATACACAGCTGACGGCGGAGCAGGTGGAGGAGAAATGTTGGACTGGTATGAAGAGCATAAGGGACCATTCTGGGTTCTATTGTCATACGACAAGTACAATAACTTTGGAGACAACAACGCAGCAAGAACTCACCTAAGCGAATATTCTCAGGCAATTCAAATGTATATTTCAAGCTTTACCTACTCAGTAGTAAAGCGTGGTGGGGATAACTTTGATATGTGGGACGTCTCTGTAACGCTGGAAGAGGTATAAAGTGTTTCAGAATGATGAGTTAAAAAATCATCTGGAAACATCTTTTTCGGTTGAGTCAGAGCCAGCGGTGATTGCAGAATGGAATATGAATATTCCTGGCAATATACAAAAAATAGGAAACTATAGATACAGAGAAAACAGCTCTCAGTATAGCGTTATCCCAAATGCATTTGACATATCTGATCCTGGAAACTTTTACACTGGAGCAACTGATGCTAACGTTGCAGTTCAAAATGGTTTAGAAGAAGATGAGACAACGCCACAAGTATTTGTTTATCAAAAAGATAAAGAAAAGATGCTGTACTCATTGGAAGATTGCTTAAAGCCATTTAGGCCAAGGTCTGGGATTAACAAGCTATCTTACTTTAACAACAAGTATTTGTCCTTTCCAAACGTTAATATGTTTTTGCGTCCACGCTACTATATGTCAAACAAAAACGATGAGTTTAAATACTGGAGATCTTATAGAACTGAAATCAATCCACTAACCAATGTTAACGCTGAATATGGAGTATCCAAAAATAGCTCTACTGGAAGATACGTTATTGAAGACACCAACCCATTCGTAACCTACAAAGAAGCAGTCCCAGCAAATAGAATTGTAGTAAAGGTTCAAACAAATGTTGGAACAATAGACCTTGGCCCTTTTAGAACCTCTGGCGGATCAACATTGCAAGACCCATTCTTTGGAGAATCAAAAAAGACGGTGCCAAGAGTATTCAGGGTTGAGTATCTTGACCAGTCTAACCAGTGGCTACCTGCATATAGCTTTGATGAGTCATCCCTAAGAGATGATCAGGAAAGTCCAATATTTGGTGCAGATGGGCATCTAAGTCTTGAGTATGGTATTGAGGTTCCTTTTAATTATAGAAACAACTTTATATTTGTTGATACAGTTAAAAGCAGCGTAGTCCTTCCAGAAAATAACATTATTGGTAGAGCATATTTGGTTACGCCAACAGACAATGCCAAGGGAACCCTCCATGTTTTTAATGGTCAGACATACGACACCTTTATTCCAGTTTACAGATGGTTTGTTGGAAATGACGGGGTGTATGAAAACACACACTTTGTAACTGACTTTACTAATCCGCCATACTATAACGAAACAGGCGATGGTAATAATACCTATAGAGAGTTTGTATTCTTAAAAGGAATTCGCATAGTTGTAGAAACTATGAATACCCCTAACACACCGCTAGAGCTTATTGAGATGTCTCCAAGGCTAGTAGCCAACCTATCAAGCAACCTCATAACATTTGATGTAACAAAGGCAGCATCTGATTTGGGATCATCATCTTTGCCAGTTGGTCAGATTATGGCAGGAATTGGTAGTCTAAGTTTATTTGACAGCGACCAATCTTTTAATACAAATAACGAATGGAACTTTAGCACTCAAACTGGAAGTATTATAGCCAAGTATATCGATAAGAATATTAAGTTTACCTTTTACGAGGTTGTTAAAAATGTAAACAATAGCAACTACTACGTGCCAATCAAAACTTTATACTCTGAAGGATTTGCTGAAAGAAATGCTCAGACTGGAGAGACTAAGCTAAACCTAAGAGATTTTTATTTTTACTTTGAATCCCTTAAAGCCCCAAGAATTTTACTAACAGAGGTTTCTCTAAGTCAAGCAGTCTGTATTTTGCTAGACTCAATTGGATTCTCTAACTATGTATTTAGGAGAAAGGCTGGAGTTGCAGATCCAGTAATCCCAAACTTCTTTATTCCACCAGAACAAAGCATTGCTGAAACCCTAGCACAACTTTCAAGGGCAACCCAGTCAGCCATGTTCTTTGACGAGTATAATAATTTTGTCGTAATGACAAAAGAGTATTTGCTAGATGAGTCTGTAGAAAGAATTCCAGATATAACACTTAATGGTTCTTCACAGGGCAGCAAGCTTCCAAACATTGTTGCTGTAGCCTCTCAGGATAAAAGGGTATTTAATGCTGGTACTGTAAACTTTACCTCGAGAGAAATAAAAAGAACTGGTGGAACTATACAACAAAGCAAGTTTGTCGACAAGAATTATATTTATAATCCATCGACCCTGTGGGAAGTTTCTTCAAGCGAAAAAACATCTTCTGCAAATGCTGGAGACCAGTCTGGCTTTGTATTAGCTGCAGTTCCACTAAACACAAGCTTGTCTGGAGATGTTCCAACCGTATCTATTGATAACCAACTAATTAATAATACTTTTGACATTGGTGAAAATGCATACTGGCTTGCTAGGTTCCAGGGGCTTTTCTATGCTAATGGTGAAATCATTAAGTATGATGCTGTTGAATACAACATAACTGGTGTTGGAAATGTTTGGATATCTAGCAGCCTTGAGTACCAAGATTATTTTTCAAATCTTAGGTTTAATGGAAAAATTTATCCAACTGGATTAGTTAGAATTTTTGCTGAGCCATACTATGAAACCTTTAGTGGTATAGCAGTTACAAGAAATAACCAGGAAATTGGAACATCAGTTAGAATGAAGGTTGGAGAGGTGGTTTCTCATGGTCGTGGGCAGTTTGGAACACCAATCATAAATCACAATGCTGGTTTAGATCCTTACTGGACTAACAACAATAATATTCAGGGCTGCGAGATGAATAGTGATTTGCTATTTAGCACAGAGATTGAGCCAACGATTCCACCAACCATTGTTGGAGAAGCTGGGCTGGCAAAAACAGTTGCTCAAAAAACTCAAAGAAATAGCATAATTAGAAATTTCTTGTCATCAAAATACTCTACAGAAACTGATGTGTCATCATTAAAAACTACTACAGCTGCAACTATACAGGCATCAGCACTAGTTATGACAGGCCCAGATTTTGAGCCAGGCATTAATCAAAAGAATTATGTTTCTTATGTGCACAAGCACCTCGATAAAGCATATAGGCATTTTGGAACCAGAGTTAGAATTATAGGTAAGGTAGAAGCTGCTGGAGATAGGTCTCAAACTGTAGTTGGTGGAATGACATACTTTAACGTACCTGGATCTGACCCAACTGAAAATGTTTCAATAGGTGGAGGATCTGCAGGAATAAACCTTGTGAATCCAGCCACCAACAACGGATATTACTTTGAAATTGCAGCACTAACAACTTCAAAAATAGAAGAGCTTCTTCAAAGAAACGAAAATGAAGAAGCAACCGTATCAATTGAGAACATTCTTTTCTATAAAGTTAAAAAGAACTCAGGATCTGACACTAAAGCAGTTCCAGTAAAGCTTTGGGGTGGAGTTGGAAATATCATAGTTGATGATGGAAATTTTGCTGGACAGTATAGGTTTACAGGAGAGAAAAATCCAACGGTATATGACTTAGCAATTGAATACGTTGATGTCAACGAAACAAGACGAGACTTCTATCTATACATTAATCAAAACCTAGTAGCTAGAATAACAGACAATGACCCATTGCCATTAGTAAATTCAGCTGTAGGGCTTTTTGTTCGTGGCACATCCAAAGCTATGTTTGAAAATATTTATGCACTTGGCAAAAACTATGCTACAAACACCGTGTTTGATACTAACACTCCAATAGCTAAAATATTTGGAGACTCAGATAACCAGATTAATGCAGTAGAGGCATTAAGCAGGTATGCCCTAAGCGGAGTGGTACAAAACACATACTTAAGCAATATCAATCCAACCTCTGTTCCAGCATACGGCCTTTACTTTGAAGAGTTTGGAACAATAATGCGTGAGGCAGCATACTTTAATGTTAAGTATGAACGTGCTTTCCCAGCACTCTATGCTAAGATTGCTCCAGTTTTTAATAGATTAAAAGGATACACAGTTTCTGGATTTACTGCAGATTCTTATGGTGCTGAGTTTTTAGTATTTAATAATACTGACGCCGTGCTAAAGCTTGACTCTAGCACTGGCAATCCCCTCAGAATTGTAGGTGTTGCGTTTACTGGTGAAAATACTACAAGCGTAACTGTTGATGACTTCTTAAGAAGAAAAGGCAGCACTTCAGATCCAGAGCTTAAGGGCTCAACAGTAATTGAGTCACCGTTTAAATTCACAGAGCAGTATGAAAAGATTAGACAGAGTAGGATTTTGTATGGTAAGAATGATTTTACTTTAGACTCTATCTATATACAAGATTTAGACACCGCAGAAAATTTGCTTGGTTGGATTATTAATAAAAATATTAGACCAAGAAAGTCAGTAGGCCTAAACATATTTTCAATGCCAACCCTTCAGCTTGGAGACCTAGTTAATATATATTATAAAGATGCAGACAACATCGATCTGGTAGCTCCAGAATCTACAAGGTATGTGGTGTACAATATTAATTACAATAGGTCTGTTTCTGGACCAAGTATGACCGTATATTTGAGTGAGGTTTAGTAATGGCAAAAAAAAGTCAGGCACAGTTAGCAGCAGCATTTGCCAAGCAGTCTACGCCTGCACCTGCACCAAAGCCTACGCCAAAACCATCTCCTGGACCTGCCCCAAAAGCATCTACGACAACTAAAGCCCAGTCCTCAATTTTCCCTGGAACAAAGACTCCAGCACCAAACACTGTTGGTCCACTAAAGAGTGGCTACGTTCCAATATCAAAGCCAGCACCAAAACTTTATTCTGGCCCAATGATTGATCCAAAAACTGGCAAGTCAACAATTAAAGCTGCCACACCAAAAAAGCCAGCAGCTAAAGTTATTTCAAATCCTAAACCACCAGTAAAGCCACCAGTAGTAAAGCCGCCACCAGCTGTAAAGACCCCTACTGTTGATGTTCCTGCCTCATCACCAACAATAACTAATGATATCTTTGCAACACCACCAGCAACCAATGAAGATCCTGTAATAACTCCACCACCAGTAAAAAGTGCCCCAATAGATACAGTAATCTTTATAGATGAGGCTTTTAGTAGTGAGTTAATCACTGACCTGCTATTTGAGGACGTTGGCGGTCAAGAGCTTTTAACAATTGCAAGAAATGATACCGTCAATGGGCAGAGTGTAATTTATCAGCCATTTAAAAATCTTGGAATACTGCAAGAAATTTATAACCCAACAAGTCTGTTAAAGCTGCAAGAAACTTCAGACAAGTTCTTTTCAAACTTTACAATCAATCTAAGAGATCGGATCCCAAAGGTTGGTAGTGGCTTAAACGGTGCAAACTACTATCTAGACTTGGCATCTGGCGAGGGTGTTATTGAGTTTATTAATCTTAGGTCTGATGAACAAGTAGAAGTACAGATTGCCAGTGCTGGTATAATAGAAGATGTAGGAATATAATATGATAACTAATATAGGTAAAAACATTATTGCGAAGTATCTCATTGGAGATGCTCCAGCATACGCATCATACATAGCTCTTGGCTGTGGCCCAACGCCACGCCCTAATATAACCACAAAGTCTGGGGTATCAACAGGAACCCTATCTGGAACAATCTTATCAACAGGAGCACCAGCAGTAGGTGGAAGCTTTATTACACCAATTACTGGAATATCATCAACAGCAGGTTTGGTAGTTGGAATGACTGTCTCAAAGACTGCTGGCACTGGAGCCTTTGGAGCATCTACTACAATTACTAGTATCGATGGCCCAACAAGAATTACTGTAGCATCTTCAACAGCTCAGCATACTGCTGGAACAATTACGTTTAGCACTAGTGGTTCTGCACAAATACTATCTGCACCGTCTACAGAGGGACTATGGATTGGTGCAAAAGTAACGATAACATCTGGAACTGGATCTTTTAGTTCAATTACAGATACAATAATTACAGCTGTTAACTCCGATACCAGTTTTACAATAACGCCAGGGCCAGCTACCACGCTTCTTGATGCGACGCTATACGTAGAGGTTGATCCAGACACAAACACCTTAGGCTTTGAAATGTTTCGTGTCCCAATTTCTTCACGTGGATACGTAAATGATAATGGTACTAATAAGATTATCTTAACTGCACAACTACCAACAGAAGAACGTTATGAAATTTCTGAGATTGGAATATACTCTGCAGGAGCAAACTCTGCAGCTGGAAAATTTGACAGTAGAACAATCTCTGCTTTTGCTAGCGAAGAAGCTTGGCAGCTCAGCCTAGGAAGCACCCTGAATAGCCCATCTCCACAGAGTGCGGTATTTCCTGAAATACAAAACTCGATTATTAGTGGACTTAACTTTATTGTTAGCACAGCACCAGCAATTAAAACAAGCACAACAAATGGTATATTTTCTAATCCAACCAGAGCAGCTAGATATGAAAGACCAAGGTACCTTGGAAACGTATTGCTACTAAAGGGGGATACCTCATACATATATTCAGACGGCACGAATCTTCAAATATCTGGTGAGCCAGGATTCCTACAAATTACTGGTCAGCCTACAGACCTAACTAAAAACTCATCGTCAGACTTAATGAAGTTGGCTTTTTCTGTAATTTCTGTGGATGGAAACTCTTCTAACGTTCCAGATGCTGTAAACATAATTATTGAATTTAGCAACAGTGATGGATCGCAATATGCAAGAATGCAGGTAGAGGCAAAAGATTCTGTCCACCGTTTTGCAAGCAACAGATACATTGTTGCAACAAAAAGACTTGATGAGCTAGCCTATACTAGCGGACAATTTTCTTGGAGAAATGTTTCAGTAATTAAAGCTTACGTTGCTGCCATTGAAAATCTTTTAGTAACAGACAAAGCACTTACGACTAACGTGGCTACAATAACAACAGCATCAGCCCATGGCTTAGTGAGTGGAAACTATGTAAAGATTAGCGGTGTTGACTCAACATTCAACGGTACTTATGAAGTAGTTGACACACCAACATCAAATACATTTACTTATGCTAAGACTGCTACTAACGTGTCGTCTCAAACAGTAGTGCCAAACGGTAAGGCAGAAGTCCCAAGCAACCAGTTCTATGTAGGGCTAGATGCTCTTAGAGTTGACAACGTAAGCACAGTAAATCCAGTATATGGTTTAACTGGATATTCTATTATTCAAAACTCTGACAAAACAACTATTGTAAAGTCACCTAATACAAATAACTATATTGAATATAGATTTATATTGGACGTAACATAATGGTTGATGCTGGCATTAAGCAAATAAGGATTAGCAAGTCTGAGTTTCCGCTTGTTCAGTTTACGACTACACGTAATGAAGCTTTGTCAAGAGACGAAGTGGACTCTCTTCACTATGACTTTAGATATCGTGTGGTATCTGAAGACAAGAATAGGTTTTCTCATTGGTCTGAAATAATTAGATACCCAATGCCAGACGTTACAACTCCTTTTCCTTTTGTTGATACAAACAGGTTTTCAATTAGCAAGGCTGGTAACCCAGAAGTAATTACTGCTGTTTGGTCTTTTCCAGGAGACGCCGAAAACCCTAGCGATTATGTAAAGTTTTTTAGAGACACAACACAATATGACGTATGGATCAGGTGGAACAACAACAATACTACAGATCTTAACAATGTGGGCTGGACTGATTGGGAGTTTGAAGCAACAGTGTCATCAAACAGTTTTTCTATTTTAAAAAAAGACGGGGACGTAAAAAGAATTGAAATAGCTATTCAGGTTCCAACAGTAGTAAAAATTAGAGACTATTACAACAATAAGCTTACCCTATTCAGGGGCTTATCTGGTACAATATAAGTAGGAGAATACTATGGCAAAAATACCACTACCAGAGCGAGGTCAACCAATTGACGTTAGCTATATCTATCAGATTACAAATGCTGTAAATCAGCTATCTGATCAAGTCTCAACAACAGGATATAACTATACTACTATTGATACACCGTCAGCAAACAAGCAAAATATTAAAACCTCTGAAGCAAGAATTATTGGTGGCACTGTGGTTGTCACATCAAACAGCTCACAAAATGCTGATACCACAAAAACTTTTACTTATTCATACAATGGAAATTTTAAATACACACCAGTCGTAACTGCTACAGTTGTAAATACTGGTGGTGTTGGTACTGCAGGCGATGGTGCTACCGTTGTTCTAACAAGCGTTGACGCAAATGGATTAACTGGTTTGGTTAGGTTTGACAAAGGTGGAAATGCATCCACAACCGTTAATCTAATTATAATCGGAATTCCAAACTAATGCAGAAATACGAAAGAAAACTACTAGACCAAGAGTATAACCAGGAGTCTGTTATTCCTGGGAATAAAAAAGTCTGGTTCTTAAATGGAGATCTTGTAAGACCACACCATCAAAGTCGCTCTACTGGGATGATTACTCTATACAATATCACGAAGGATCGCATGGAGTCTTGCTTTACAACTGACTTTAAAAGAAATCGTGAACGTGCATATACTGTAGGAGAAACTGCTAAGCTTGTTAACCGTCATAAAAAGTATATGCCCAGCCTTATGAAGCGTGGAGTAATTCCATTTCCTATAGGATCATCAAAAGATGGAAAAACTGGCTGGCAGATAAGAAGCTATTATTCAGAGTCGCAAGTTAAAGAAATTCGTGATATACTTGCATCAATACACATAGGCCAACCAAGAAAAGATGGCCTAATTACAAACAATATGACACCAACAAACCAGGAGTTGACAAGGCGAATGGGAGATGGTATACTAACATATACAAAGACAGAAGACGGCAGGTTTATACCAACCTGGTCAGAGTCTATTTAATACCGTGAGGGGTAGGAAAATGAACAACGAAGAAACTAAGGTAAACGTTACTCTAGGTTATACACTTAATCTAGGTAACTTTCAGTCCTTGCGTTTGGATCTTGGGGTAGTTGACTCAAGACGTGAAGGTGAGACTGTAAACGACGCATTTGAGCGTGTGTATAAGTTTGTTGAAGACAAGCTAACAGAGAAGCTAGCAGAAGCAAAGTCTGAAATAGACGAGTAATGGCTGAACGTAAAGACCGTATGGCTTTACTTGGCACCTACTCTAGTCAACATCTTAAAAAGTATGGTGCAAAGCCAGTACTTAACCTAAACACAGAGCAGTGGGCCGCAGATGCCATTGTTGAATCCTTTGGCCTTGACTTAGCCATGAGACTAGTGTACTATTATTTTGAAGTAGCACAAAAACCAAGCTGGACATTCTATGCCTATAATGCAGAAAAGATTTTGCAGGCTATGGATGAAAAAGTAAAAGACGAAAAAGAACGAGCAGAGCGTAGAGAGATGGCTAAAAGGTGGCTAAGTGAGTAACACAGAGTCTAAGGTAATATCAGCAGTCCTAGCTGACAAACAGATGCACGTATTGCTTCAGGCAAACGTAGACAGTCTGCTAACTACTCACGTTGACATCTGGACTTTCATTCGTAAATACTTTGAGACCAATCAGTCTGTTCCACCAACCTCTCTTGTTGTAGAAAAGTTTCGGGACTTCTCACCAGTTGATGGTGTTGGATCAACCAAGCATCACCTAGACGAGCTACAGACAGAGTATCTTAACGATAGCCTTAAGGGCATCTTAAGAAATGCTGCACAAGAAGTGCAGAATGGTCAGGGTGGTATTGCTCTAGAAGAGCTAATCACAAAAACTTCAGAGCTAAAGAAAAACACATCTGCTATTCGTGATATTGACGTTACAGATCTTGAGTCTGCGGTAGCATACTTTGAAAACGTAAAAGCACAGCAAGCTCTTGGTGTTACTGGAATCAAAACCAACCTGCCAGGGTTTGACAACTATCTGCCAGCTGGTATTATGCCAGGACAGCTTGGAGTGTTTCTTGCCTACCCAGGTATTGGTAAGTCTTGGATGGCCCTATATTTTGCGGTACAGGCATGGAAGCAGGGCAAGTCACCACTAATCATATCCCTAGAGATGTCAGAAACAGAAGTTCGTAATCGTGTATTTACTATTATGGGCGAAGGCTTGTGGTCACACCGTAAGATTAGCAATGGTGATATTGAACTAGATATGCTTAAGAAGTGGCACGAGAAAGAGATTGCTGGCAAGCCAGAGTTTCACATTATCTCTAACGATTCTGGTGGAGAGATTAATCCATCAGTCCTTCGTGGAAAGATTGATCAGTATAAGCCTGACTTTATTATTGTTGACTACCTACAGCTTATGTCTCCAAACCAAAGATCAGAAAACGAAGTTGTTCGTATGAAGAACCTATCACGTGAGCTAAAGCTTTTGGCTATTGGTGAAGAAGTTCCTATTATTGCTATTTCATCCGCTACCCCTGACGATGTAAATGACTTGAGTGGTGTTCCTACTCTAGGACAGACTGCATGGTCACGTCAGATTGCTTACGATGCTGACTGGGTATTAGCACTTGGTCGTGCCACAAATAGTGATATCATAGAATGTGCCTTTAGAAAGAACCGTAATGGTTTTATGGGTGACTTTTTTGTTCAGGCAGATTTTGATAAAGGTTACTACAGATACAAAGACATGGAAGACAAATAAAAAGAGTGAACAACAAGAAGAATTCAAGAACAATATATACAGCAGAACAAATTAAGCGTGTATTAATTGGCTCAGGCATTGAGATAATGAATGAGATTGATTCTGACTATATCATCTTTTGTCCATTCCACAACAACTCTCGTACTCCAGCAGGAGAAGTAGACAAGATTACAGGAATATTCTTTTGCTTTGCTTGCCAGAAAGTGGCTGACTTGGTTGAGCTAGTAATGGATAATTCTGGCAGGTCCTACTTTGAGGCTGCACGTTTTATTAAGAGTAAAGAAACCACTGCAGATCTTGCATACGACATAGAAAAGCAGCTACAGGAAAAGCCAGTCTATGCTCAGTACGATGAGCTAATCATAAAGCGTTTAAACAATCAAGCTTTAGAGTCTCCACGTGCTATGCGTTACTATGCAGGAAGACTAATAACAGAAGAGTCTGTTAAAAAGTTTTCTCTTGGCTTTTCAGAAAAACAGGACATGGTAACTATTCCTGTTGCCTCTCCAGATGGAATGACCATTGGCTTCGTTGGTCGTTCTGTCGAGGGTAAAGAGTTTAAGAATACCCCAGGACTACCAAAAAGCAAAACACTATTCAACCTACACAGGGTAAAGACTTCTGATAGAGTCTATGTCGTTGAGTCATCTTTCGATGCGATAAGACTTGATCAGGTGGGGCTGCCAGCAGTGGCAACTCTAGGATCCATGGTATCTAATATACAGATGGACTTGCTGAAGAAGTATTTTAATAATATTATTCTTCTTGCTGATAACGATGATGCTGGAAACACAATGAGGCAAAAGCTAATAGACAAGCTGGGTTCTCGTGTTTCTGTAATTAAGCTTGATGCCAGGTACAAGGATATTGGTGACATGGATAATGAAACAATAAAAACATTAGAGTATAGGTTTGACAACTCAATCATCTCTATGCTACAATAAGAAATCAACACAATATAAAAATAGGAGAAAACAAAAATATGAGCGTTGTAAAAGGACTAAAAAACATTAATGCACTACTAGATAGCAAGCCAACTTCAGACCCATCAGCAACTGGACCAAAGGTTCGTTGGGTAAAACTAGCAGACGGACAGTCTGTAAAGATTCGTTTTGTTGAAGAGCTGGATCAGGATTCAGCAAACTACAGCCCAGACCGTGGTCTAGCTGTTGTCGTAAAGGAACACACCAATCCAAAGGATTACAAGCGTAAGGCTCTAGACACTATGGAGTCAGAGGGCCGTGACTGGGCAGAAGAAATGCACCGCAAGGATCCAAAGGCAGGCTGGAGAGCACGTCTTCGTTTCTACTGCAACGTAATAATTGACGATGGAATTGAAGAGCCGTATGTAGCTGTATGGTCACAGGGTATCTCCAAGCAGTCTGCATTTGACACTATTCGTGAGTATGCACTTGAGACTGGAAGCATCTCTAATCTAGTGTGGAAGCTAAAGCGTAATGGTCAGGGCATTGAGACCAACTACACACTAATTCCAACTACACCAGACTCAGAGCCATTTGACTGGAAAAAGTATGAGCCCTTCAACCTAGATAAGGTTGTTCGCCATGTTCCATATGCAGAGCAGGAAAACTTCTACCTAGGCTTTGACGGCCCAGGTGCTGCAACCACTAGCAACGCTGACTGGTAAAAAGTTGAGCTGGGCATCTCTTAAAACTGCCTATCCCACAACTTTATTTAACTAACGAAGGACTTTTATGAACTACGCTGGACTACACGTTCACACACACTATTCCCTATTCGATGGGATTGCAACACCACAAGAGTACGTGGACCGTGCAGCTGAACTTGGAATGCCAGCCATAGCAATCACTGACCACGGATCTTTGTCTGGTCATCGTGAGATGTATCGTGCCGCAAAAGAAAAGGGTATCAAACCAATTCTTGGAATTGAGGGGTACATAACCAAAGACCGTCTTGACCACACAGATAAGAAAGAAAAGAACGACCCCCTAGACCTCAACTATAATCACCTTATCATTCTTGCCAAGGATGCAAATGGTTTGGAAAACCTTAACAAGCTTAATGAGATTGGTTGGACAGAGGGATTCTACAAGAAGCCACGCATTGACTGGAAGGTCTTAGAAGAATATAAAGAAGGACTAATCATTACCTCTGGATGTTTGTCTGGGGTACTGGCAAAAGCAATTGAGGCAGACGAACTTGCCTATGCAAAGGACCACATTAAATGGTGCAAAGAAACCTTTGGTGACGACTATTACCTAGAGGTAATGCCACACAATCCACCAGAGATTAATAAGATTATTCTAGACCTTGCAGATGAGTTTGGTATTAAGCCAGTAGTAACTCCAGACTGCCACCACTCTGACCCATCACAAAAAGAAATCCAAGAGCTAAAGCTTATTCTTAACTCATACTCTAGCAAGCCTGAAAAGGATGCTACGTATGACAAGGCAAAGAAGCTTGATGGTTTGATGGATAAGCTGGACTATCTTTATGGTGCAGATCGTCAGATGTCTTTTAATAAGTTTGAAATTCACCTGCTTTCATACGAAGAGATGAAGGCTGCCATGGCTGCACAGGGAATTGATCGTGCAGATATGTTTGATGCCACGCTTGAGATTGTAGATAAGATTCAAGACTACAACATTCAAGACCACGCAGACCTATTGCCAGTTCAGTACAAGGACCCAGATGGTGAGCTAAAATCTTTGGCTCTTGAGGGGCTAAAGCTTAAGGGGCTAGCAGACAAGCAGGAATACCTAGACCGTCTAGATGAAGAGCTAAAGATTATCAAAGATAAAAACTTTGGTCCATACTTTCTTGTAGTACGCTCTATGATTGCTTGGGCAAAGAAAGAAGATATTATGGTTGGGCCAGGACGTGGTTCTGCTGCTGGCTCTTTGCTTTGCTATGCACTAGAGATTACAGACATTGATCCTATTCAGCATGGACTTCTATTCTTCCGTTTTATTAATCCAGAACGTAATGACTTTCCAGATATTGATACTGATATTCAGGACAACCGCCGTGACGAGGTAAAGGACTACCTTGTTCGCCAGTACCGTCACGTAGCATCTATTGCAACGTTCTTGCAGTTCAAAGATAAGGGTGTCGTTCGTGACATTGCACGTGTGCTGCAGATTCCACTAACAGATGTGAACAAGGTTATGAAACTTGTAGATACCTGGGATGACTACTGCACATCAAAACAGACTGAGTGGTTCCGTGAAAAGTATCCTGAAATTGAGCTATATGGTGATCAACTACGTGGTCGCATTCGTGGTACTGGTATTCACGCTGCTGGTGTTGTAACATCCAAGCAGCCTATCTTTAAGTTTGCTCCTATGGAAACTCGCACGGCACCAGGAACAAAAGAACGTATCCCAGTAGTAGCAGTAGACATGGCAGAGGCAGAGCGTATTGGTCTAATTAAGATTGATGCTTTAGGTCTAAAGACCCTGTCTGTTATTCAGGACACGCTAAAGATTATTCAGGAGCGTGAGGGTGCAAAGCGTATTGACCTACACAAGATAAATATGGAAGATGCCAACATTTATCGTATGCTTTCTGATGGCCACACCAAGGGCGTGTTTCAGTGTGAAGCTGCACCATACACCAACCTTCTTGTCAGAATGGGTGTCAAGAACTTTAATGAGCTTGCTGCATCTAATGCTCTTGTTCGTCCAGGTGCTATGAATACGATTGGTAAAGACTACATTGCTCGTAAGCATGGTAAGCAAAACATTAGCTACCACCACCAAGTAATGAAAGCATTTACACAAGACACCTATGGATGTATTCTTTATCAGGAACAGGTTATGCAGGCTTGTACAGAACTTGGTGGTATGTCAATGGCTGATGCTGATAAGGTTCGTAAGATCATTGGTAAAAAGAAAGATGCTAAAGAGTTTGATATCTTTAAGGATAGGTTTGTTGAGGGGGCTTCAAAATTTATCTCTCCAAATGATGCTAAAGACTTGTGGCACGACTTTGAGGCTCACGCAGGGTACTCGTTTAACAAGTCTCACGCTGTAGCATACTCTACGCTATCGTACTGGACAGCATGGCTAAAGTATTATCACCCACTAGAGTTTATGTACTCCCTACTAAAGAATGAGGGCGACAAGGATGCACGTACAGAATACCTGATTGAGGCTAAGCGTATGAACATTCCAGTCAAGCTTCCACACGTCAACGACTCAGACGTTGACTTTAAGATTGAGGGCAAGGGTATTAGGTTTGGTCTTAGTGCTATCAAGTATATTAGCGATAACATTGCTAACAAGTACATGGCTGCTCGTCCATTTAAAGACTACAAGCATCTAGAAGAGTTTACCTTTATGAAGGGTAGTGGGGCTAATAGTCGTGCCTTGGCAGCTCTTAAGGCGGTTGGTGGGGCAACCTTTGAGGACAACCCACGCAACGATGAAGAGATTAGGCAAAACCTTTATGAGTACCTAAACCTACCAGAGTTTAACTATTCAATTCCACAACACTACTACGCATTCATCAATGACGTGTGTGACTTTGAAGAAAAGGGATCGTTTATTCTCATGGGAATGGTTAAGACTATTAAGCGTGGTAAAGGATGGTCACGTGTAGAAATCCTAGATAAGACTGGAAGCGTTGGCATCTTTGATGAGGAGCAGACAACCATTGAAACTGGAAAGACCTACATTCTTTTGTGTAGCGATAACAGAATTCTTAGTGCTGTTCCTGCTGATGAAATTGGCAACCATTCAAATGGTCTTTTAAAAATGCTAAGCTATCGTCAGCTACCGTACAAAGATGAAGAAATGTTTGTGGTCTCATTTAAACCACGCATAACCAAGGCAGGAAAGAAGATGGCATCGCTAGTGTTGGCTGATACATCTCGTGACTTACACTCAGTAACTGTTTTTCCTACTAGCTTTGCAAAAGCATATATGAAGATTGAAGAGGGGAATGCTTACAACTTCTCCTTTGGCAAGACTAAGGATGGAACAATAATTATGGAGGATGTAAAATGACAACTATAGAAGAAGCATTCGCAGCGTTAGATCCAAAACTACGCAAGCGTTTATCTAATGGTGCTGGGTTTGTAACTCATCATCAGGCTACGCCAAGCTTTGGAATGAATCGTGCACTAAACGGCGGCTTTCCATATGGAAGGCAGGTTTTGGTCTGGGGTAGCAAATCAAGTGCTAAGTCATCTTTATGCCTACAGACGATAGCATTAGCACAGCAAGAGGGAAAGCTCTGTGCCTGGATTGATGCAGAGATGTCATATTCAGAGGACTGGGCAAAGAAGCTTGGTGTGGATACAGACAACCTAATTGTTTCACAAGCTCGTACCATTAATGAAATGGTAGAGGTTGGCACTCAGCTTATGAATGCTGGAGTGGATCTTATTGTGGTAGACTCTATCACATCTCTGCTACCAGCAATTTATTTTGAAAAAGGAACAGACGAACTGAAAGAGCTAGAGAACACCAAACAGATTGGTGCAGAGTCTAGAGACTTTAGTAATGCCTGGAAGATGCTTAACTATGCAAACAATAAGGTTAAGCCTACACTGTTTATATTGATTAGCCAAAGTCGCAACAATATATCTGCTATGTATACAAGTCAGCAGCCAACAGGTGGTCAGGCTACAAAGTTCTACTCATCAACAGTAATAAAGCTGTTTAGTTCTGAGTCAGACAATCAAGCGATCAAGGGTAAGATTGCAGTAGGAGATAAATTAATTGAAGAAAAAATTGGAAGAAAAGTTCGCTGGGAAATTCAGTTTTCTAAAACATCACCTGCTTTCCAGTCTGGTGAATACGATTTTTATTTTCGTGGCGATAACGTGGGTGTTGATGCTATTGGCGATCTTGTGGATACCGCTGAACTTATGGGTATTGTAGAAAGAACTGGTGCCTGGTACATCCTTCCTGATGGCTCTAAGGTACAAGGAAGAGATGGTTTTGTAAATCGTGTTCGTGAGGATCTAGATTTGCAGGCATCGATTAAGGAAAAAATTGCCAGCTCCTAAGCCATATAACAATAAACCGTTCTCAACGTACCCTGGTATATTTATATGCCAAAGGTGCAAGGAAGAGGTTACACAATTAAGATTGTGGTATGACACCCTTGATCTAACGTGGCAGTGTTCTAACAAGCACGTCTCTAGAGTTAACCTGCAAAAGAAGAAAAAAACGAAAGCTGATTATGAGCGAGAAGTCTGAAAGCAAACGTCTAGGAGCTAAGCAACACAAAAACTCTGGACGTAATACTCAAAAGGGGGATGCTTCCTGGGAAAACTTTGTCATTGACTTTAAAGAAGTGGGAAAGTCCTTTACCCTAAACAAAGATGTTTGGGCTAAGGCGACCACTGACGCTATCAAGAATGGCAAGGATCCTGCTATCGTAGTCGTAATAGGCGAGGGTAGCCCAAAGACAAGGCTTGCTATAATAGAATTAGGAATATTAGAACAACTCATAGAGGGAGTAGAATAATGGAACAAGACAAGACAACCCTAGAAATGGTAAATGGTTTGGTAGAAATAGCAGACTATATGCAAGATGAAGAGCTGACACAGGCACTAACATTCATTGCTAAGATAATTATTAAGCCTGACATCCCACTAAACGTGGCAACCGTAGAGATTGTAAGGCTACAGGCAATCGCTACCAAGATGGCATTTAAGGCTACTTGGATGACTAATGTGGATAAGTCTGATCGTGGAAAGAAAAACATCTACTATACGGCTGCAGAGTCTATAAATAATCTAGTATCTGCCTTGAAGTATATCACCCGTTAATGGTATAATAGAAGGAAAGAGAAGAGAAAACAATAATGGCTAAGAATTTTTTACAAGAAGTTATGATTAAAAAAGTTGCAGACAAGAAGACATTTCTAAACAATGAAGAGCTAATCGAAAAAATCCGTTCAGGGTACACGATTAATCGAATCGACAAGTTTGCACAAAAGAAAACATTCGCACCATCTACCATTGCATACTCGCATGGTGAGTGTCCAAGATACTGGTACCTAGCATTTGAAGGTGCAGTGTTTGAAGATAATGCAGACGCATATGGTGGTGCCAATATGACTGCTGGTACAAAGTCTCACGAAAGAATTCAAGAAGCAATGGGCAACGTGCCTGACTTCCTGGTAGACTCTGAGTTTAAGATTACATACAGTGATCCACCAATCTTTGGATTTGGCGATGTAATTCTAAACTGGGGAGGCGAAGAGCTTCTAGGTGAAATTAAAACAATGCCAAGCGAAGGCTTTGAGTATCGTAAGGCAAGTGGTAAGCCAAAGACTGGACATCTCATTCAGTTGCTAATCTATATGAAGATTCTTGGCAAGTCAAAAGCAGTATTGATTTATGAAAACAAGAACAACCACGACTTGCTGGTTCTTCCTGTTGAAGTAAACGACACCTATCGAGAATGGGTAAACAATGCATTCCAGTGGATGCGAGATGTTCGTAAGGCATGGGTAGATAAGACCTTACCAACCAAGAACTACAGATCTAATTCAAAGATATGTAAGACTTGTCCACTAACCAAGGTAAGTGATGATGCAGGGGTAGGATCTGTGAAGATTAAATCCCTGGAGGCACTAGTTGAAACAATGTAGTTGGTGTAGCACTTATTTTACAGCAGCAGTTTCTTATCAGATATACTGTTCTTCAGAATGTCGTGATGCAGCAACTAAAGAAAAGATTGTTGAAAGACACAAGGCAACTAGAAGACACAAACGCAATAGCAAAATAAGGATGTGTGCAGGAAAATGCGGAACAAGGTTATCGCTATACAACGATCACGACTACTGCGGAACCTGTTACATAAATAACAAAGAAGTAAATAAAAAGATTAAACAAATAAGGATGCTTTTTCACGATTATGAAAACAATACTGAGTCATAGCGATCAACCAAAGAGAATATGCTCTATTGACGCTAGCACCAATAGCATTGCCTTTGCAATCTTTTCTGAGACTAAGCTAAAAGCTTTTGGTAAAGTTAATTTTCAGGGTACTAATACCTATGCCAAAGTTAGAGATGCGGCACGGAAAAGCTTACAGTTCTTTAAAAAGTTTAACATTGATTCAATTGTTATTGAACATACTGTTTTTATTAACAGCCCTAAAACTGCTGCAGACCTTGCACTAGTTCAAGGAGCAATCCTGGGTGCTGCAGGTATTGCAGGAATTAAGGTTGCTGGATCTGTAAATCCTATTAGCTGGCAAAGCTATATTGGAAACCTAAAGCTTAGCGTTGCTGAAAAGAAAGAGCTTGCTGAGCAGTATCCAGATAAGTCTAAGGTTTGGTATCAGAATAGAGCAAGAGAGATTAGAAAACTAAGAACCATTCACTTTGTTAATACTTACTATGACAACGATGTAAACGATAACGATGTGGCTGATGCTATTGGCATTGGACACTGGGCTATTAATAACTGGGGAAAGTTGACAAAATAAAGAATGGCTGCTAAATTATATACAAGTGAAGTGTGGTTACGTAAGCGTTATCTAATGGACAAGAAAACTCCAGAAGAGATTGCTAAAGAATCTGGGGCAAGCCTAGAGACTATCTATGTATACCTAGCAAAATTTGGACTAAGGAAAAGTAAAAGATGAGTGCACAAACAGAAAAAGATATTGAAAGAGTTTCAGATCAGGTAAAGGATTTGTTGATTTCTAAGAATAGGTCTTACGGAGATTCAGCCCTACATCCCTCAAGGATATTTTCAAAAGCAGATAATGTAGAGCAGCTTCTGGTTCGTATTGACGACAAGCTTTCACGCATACAAAATGGTCACGATTGGCCAGGGGATAATGAAATTGATGATCTACTAGGATACTTAATATTGCTTAAAATTGCAAAAGAAAGAGCTGTGTAGTGGTCAGGGCTAAGAAAGAAGCACCAGTATCTCCAACAAAGTTTTTAAAAGAACCAGATATTAGCATAGACGGCTTTATAATTAGCCAAGGAGATATGTTTAAAGTTAAGGGTGAGTATGGAAGCAAGTTTAAGTTTGTTGGTTTTGTTACAAATCTTGAGACTGGAGCTCAGTGGGTAGACTGCTTCGAAGTTGTTCGTGGTCAAGTTGGGGCATTTAGAAGCTTCAAACCTGATAGAATTAAACGTGTACCACAACGAGGAAAGAGAGCCAAACGTGTCAACACCTGAAGAAAACCTGATTCAACATCTTGATGAGGTTAACAAGGTTGTAGAGAAGTATCTGCAGGGAAATGAGCCTACTCAGATCTCTAAAGAGCTTGCTATGCCACGTACAAAAGTTGTGGCTTTAATTGATGAGTGGAAGTCTATGGCTTCTGACAACGCAATTATTCGTGCACGTGCTAAAGAAGCTTTGGCTGGTGCAGACGCTCACTACAATAAGCTAATTCAGAAAGCCTATGAGGTTATGGATGATGCAACAACTACAGCAAACCTAGGTGCGAAGAATGCATCTATCAAGCTCGTTATGGATATTGAGAAGACTCGTATCGATATGCTTCAGAAAGCTGGCTTGCTAGAAAACCAACAGCTAGCAGAAGAAATGGTAGACATTGAAAAGAAACAAGAAGTTTTGGTTGGAATTCTAAGAGACATTGCTTCTGAATACCCAGAAATTCGTGATGAGATTATGAGAAGGCTGGCACAGATTGCTAAAAAGGGAGAGGTCTTAACAGTTGTCCACAACAATGTTTAATGATTTCTTTGAGGCACTAAAGAATGATAACTTTGAAGAGATGCCTGTAGATGCTCGCACCTTTGTTGAAGGCGAGGAATATTTAGGACAGCCACCGCTATCTCAAATTCAATATGACATTGTCGAAGCCATGAGTCAAATCTACAGAGAAGAAGATTTGATTGACATTATGGGACCAGAGGAAGGAAGACGCTATTACAAAAAATACACAAAGAACGAAATTATTCTACAGCTTGGTAAAGGATCTGGTAAAGATTTTACGTCTACTGTTGCCTGTTCTTATATCGTATACAAGCTCCTTTGTCTTAAAGACCCAGCGAGATACTTTGGAAAGCCAGGCGGCGATGCGATTGATATCATTAACGTGGCGATCAATGCTCAGCAAGCTAAGAACGTTTTCTTTAAAGGGTTCAAAACAAAAATAGAAAGATCACCTTGGTTTGCTGGAAAGTTTTATGCAAAAGCTGAATCCATTGAGTTTGATAAAACTATTACAGTTTACTCTGGACACTCAGAGCGAGAGTCTCACGAGGGACTTAACCTAATTCTTGCGGTGCTCGATGAGATCTCAGGATTTGCACAGGAGATTGGCACTGGTAATGACCAGGGTAAGACAGCAGATAATATATACAAGGCTTTCCGTGCATCAGTAGATTCACGATTCCCAGATCTTGGCAAGGTAGCACTGCTATCATTCCCACGCTTTCCTGGAGACTTTATCTCACAAAGATATGATGCAGTAATTGCAGACAAAGAAGTGATTACAAAAACCCATAAGTTTATTATGAATCCTGACCTACCAGAGGAGGCTGAGGGCAACTCGTTTGAAATTGAATGGGAAGAAGATACAATCTTAAACTATAAGTTTCCAGGAATGTTTGCTGTAAAGCGTCCTACCTGGGTTGTTAATCCTACAAGAAGTGTCGATGATTTTAAGCTAGCGTTCTACACAGATCTTGGAGATGCTATGCAGCGTTTTGCCTGCGTTCCTACATTCTCGTCTGATGCATTTTTTAAACAACAAGAAAAGATTAGGTCTGCAATGACGCTTCGTAATCCTCTAGATCAGTTTAGAAGGTTTGACGAAACGTTTAAACCAGACCCAGATAAAATTTATTATGTCCATGCTGACCTTGCACAACGTCACGACAAATGTGCTGTATCAATTGCTCACGTAGAAAAATGGGTATCTGTTCAAGTAATGAAAGACTATGAACAGGTAGTCCCAGTAGTAATTGTAGATGCTGTAGCCTGGTGGGAGCCAAAGAAGGAAGGCCCAGTAAATCTTTCAGAGGTAAAACAATGGATACAAAACCTACGTAGACTAGGTTTTAACCTTGGCATGGTAAGCTTTGACCGCTGGCAATCTTTTGATATCCAGAATGAGCTAAAGCAAGTTGGTATCAAAACAGAGACAGTCTCAGTTGCAAAGAAGCATTATGAAGACATGGCTATGCTTTTGTATGAAGACAGGCTGGCTATGCCAACTATTGATCTTCTGTTTGAAGAGCTTACAGAGCTTAAAATTATGAAGGGTAACAGAGTTGACCACCCTAGAAAATCTTCCAAAGACCTAGCAGACGCCGTCTGTGGATCAATCTTTGGAGCCATTAGTCACACACCAAGGGACCTTAATCTTGAGATTGAGGTTCATACTTGGAGTGGCTCTACCAAAGCAGCACTTGACAAAAAGAGGTCTGATATGGTAGAATTAGAAGACAAAGAGATGCCTAATGACGTGCGTGATTTTTTGTCTGGGTTCAATCTAATATAAAAACAAGGAGAATAAAACTATGACTTCATTAAAGAAGCCACTAATTGCTATTGCCTCTGCAGTAGCACTTGTAACATCTGCTCTTGTAGCAGCACCAGCTAATGCATCTGTTTCAGCTGCATTGACAATCAACACAGTATCCGTAACAGCTGCTGCAACTACTGCAGATCCAGTGCTAATTCCAGTTCCTGCAGATAACTCTGTAGATGCTGCAGATGCACTAAGAGTTGTTGTTACTGTTCCAGCAAACACTGTTGTATCAGCATCAGCGACTGGAGTTAGACTAGTTTCAGCTCTTGCTACTGTAGCTGCTCCAGTAACAGCTTCTGCAGGTTCTGGAACCTTCTCAGCCAACTCTGGCTCAGGAACCACAGTCACCTTCTTTGCTTTTACAACATCAACTACTGCTGGCTCAGTTGTAGTTACTGTTGGAGGAAGCTCAGTCACATACGTAATTAAGGGTAACGCAGGTCCTGCATATAACCTAACCGCATCAGTTCCAACTGTTGCTGGATTGGGAGTAGATGTAGAATTTACTGCTAACGTTACTGACGTATTTGGTAATGCTGTAACTAACGCATCTATTACTACATCAGTTCTTCGTGGTACAGTTAAGACTGCACTAACCTATGACGCAACTGACAAGCGTTACGAGGGTGTTATCACCACTCCTACCGCTGCAGGCCCTGTTGCTGGTATTGCTACCATTGCAGCTACTGATGTAACTGGTCTAGCAAAAGCTGTAAAGGAAGTTTCTTTCTCTATTGCTGCTGCAGATCTTGCTGGACAGGTTGTTGCTCTACAGGCACAGCTAGCAGCTGCAACTAAGCTTGCTGCAACCAACAAAGTAAAGCACAACAATCTAGTCAAGAGATTCAACAAGATTACAAAGGGCAAGAAAGCCAAGCTAATCAAGTAATAAAAATGTGGTAAAATAGATCTTGGGGAGAGGCTTCTGGTCTCTCCCCTTGTCTATCCCCTAAGCAGAGAGGTTTGAGTTGTCTATTGATATTGTTTATTTTTCAAACTACTCAGGGAATACTAAAAGATTTGTGGAGAAAATAGATGGAACTAGTAGTCGTATCCCTATTGATATTAATGATTCTGGGGATTTCTTGGTTAGCAGTGAGTACATTCTTTTTGTACCTACTTATGGTGGTGGCTCCGAAAAATCAGCAATACCTAGACAGGTACGACGATTTTTAAATAACCAACAAAACAGAGACCTCCTTAGAGGCGTGGTTGGTTTTGGGAATACAAACTTTGGAGAGCACTTCTGCAAAGCAGCAGACATAATCTCTAGAAAAACTGGGGTGCCAGTAATTGCCAGGGTAGAAATATTTGGCACACAAGACGATGTAAATAAAGTAAAAGAAAGAATGAGGATGTTGTATGACAACGAATAATGGTTATAGCTACCATGAACTAAACGCAATGCTTAATCTGTATGGTCCAGATGGAAAGATTCAGTTTGAAAAGGATAAGGAAGCTGCTAAAACTTACTTCCTAGACCATGTAAATCAGAACACCGTATTCTTTCACTCTATTGAGGAAAAGCTTCACTACCTGGTATCAAATGAATACTACGATGAGGCTGTCCTAAAGCAGTACTCTGATGAGTTTATTAAAGCCTTATTTAAGCAAACCTATGAGTATAAGTTTAGGTTTCCAACCTTTGTTGGTGCCTACAAGTTCTACACCTCATACGCCCTAAAGACTTTTGATGGGGAGCGTTACTTAGAACGATTTGAAGATCGTGTTGTAATGAATGCCCTGATGCTTGCACGTGGCAATGAGCAGATTGCAAAAGATACTGTAGACGAAATTATCTCTGGCCGCTTCCAGCCAGCTACTCCAACCTTCCTTAATGCAGGCAAGCAACAGCGTGGGGAGTTTGTTTCTTGTTTCTTGCTACGTGTTGAAGACAACATGGAATCAATTGCACGTGCAGTCACATCGTCACTACAACTATCAAAGCGTGGTGGAGGCGTTGGTCTTAATCTTACTAACGTTCGTGAGCATGGTGCACCAATTAAGAAGATTGAGAATCAGTCGTCTGGTGTAATACCAGTTATGAAGATGCTTGAGGATGCATTCTCCTACGCCAACCAGCTGGGTGCTCGTCAGGGTGCAGGTGCGGTTTACCTAAACGCTCACCACCCAGACATTATGAAGTTCCTGGATACCAAAAAGGAAAACGCTGACGAGAAGACTCGTATCAAGACTCTAAGTTTGGGGGTAGTTATTCCAGACATCACTATTGAACTGGCTAAGACTAATGAAGATATGTATCTATTCTCACCATATGACGTAGAAAAAGTATATGGACATCCAATGAGCGACATCTCTGTCACCGAGAAGTACAACGAGATGGTTGATGACCCACGTATCCGCAAGTCCAAGATCAAGGCACGTGAGCTATTTGAGAAGATTGCAGAGCTACAGTTCGAATCTGGCTACCCATATATTGTGTATGAGGATACTGTAAACAAGGAAAACCCAATTCATGGTCGCATTAATATGTCCAACCTTTGCTCTGAGATCCTTCAGGTAAACACTCCAACAACTTATAATAACGATATGTCATACAAAGATATTGGTAAGGACATTTCTTGTAACCTTGGATCACTAAACATTGCCAAGGCTATGGAGTCTCCAGACTTTGCAAAAACTATTGAAGTTGCCATTCGCTCACTTACATCTGTGTCTGAGCAATCGTACATTGATTCTGTAATGTCAGTAGCTGAGGGCAACAAAAAGTCTCGTGCTATTGGTCTTGGCCAGATGAACCTGCACGGCTACTTTGGTAAAGAAGAAATGTTTTATGGTGATGAAGAGTCAATTGACTTCACTAACATCTATTTCCTGACAGTCCTGTACTACGCTCTAAAGGCATCTAACAAAATTGCTATTGAGACCAAGTCACCGTTTGATGGATTTAAAAAGTCTAAGTATGCAGATGGTTCTTTCTTTGATAAGTATACCCAGCAGAAGTGGGAGCCAGCTACAGACAAGGTTGCACAGATCTTTAAGGATGCAAAGATTCGTATCCCTAAGAAGAAGGACTGGGAAGAGCTAAAGGCTTCCGTAATGGAGCACGGTATCTACAACCAGAACCTTCAGGCTGTGCCACCTACAGGATCAATTAGCTACATTAATAATAGTACTAGCTCTATTCATCCTATTGCTTCTCAGATTGAGATTCGCAAAGAAGGAAAGCTTGGTCGTGTTTACTATCCTGCACCATACCTAACTAATGACAACCGCAAATACTTTGAGGATGCATACGAGATTGGTCCAGAAAAAGTTATTGATGTTTATGCTGCAGCAACGCAGCACATTGATCAGGGACTATCCTTGACACTATTCTTTAAGGATACTGCCACTACTCGTGATGTAAACAAGGCACAGATTTATGCATGGAAAAAGGGTATCAAAACAATTTACTACATTCGCATTAGACAGAATGCACTAGACGGAACAGAGATGGAAGGATGCGTATCGTGTCAGCTATAACAAGACCAGTTAACTGGAACAAGATTGAAGACCCTATTGACCTAGAGGTTTGGAATAGGCTAACTGCCAACTTCTGGCTACCTGAGAAGGTGCCACTATCCAATGACATTCAGTCTTGGTCTACACTTAGGGATAACGAAAAGCTACTGACTATGCGTGTCTTTACTGGACTAACTATGCTTGATACTATCCAGGGTACTGTAGGATCTATGTCTATTCTTCCTGATGCACGTACTCAGCACGAAGAGGCAGTGATTACTAATATCGCATTTATGGAGTCTGTTCACGCTAAGTCATACTCAAGTGTATTCTCTACGCTAACATCTACACAAGAGATTGAGGATGCCTTCAGATGGTCAGAAGATAACCCTTACCTTCAGAAGAAGGCTGAGATTGTTCTGGGGTACTATCGTGGAGATGACCCACTGAAGCGTAAGATTGCCTCTACCCTGTTAGAGTCGTTTCTGTTCTACAGTGGTTTTTACTGGCCAATGTACCTATCTTCCAGGGCAAAGCTAACCAACACTGCTGACCTTATTAGGCTTATTATTAGAGACGAAGCTGTACATGGCTATTACATTGGCTACAAATTTCAGCTGGCATTTAATGAAGAGTCTGCAGAGCGCCAAGCAGATCTAAAAGACTACGCATACTCAATGCTAATGGAGCTATACGAAAATGAGATTAAGTATACTGCAGAGTTGTATGACGAAGTAGAGCTAACTCACGACGTAAAAAAGTTTTTGCACTACAACGCAAACAAGGCACTAATGAATCTAGGGTTTGATGCACTATTCCCTAAAGAGCTTTGCGATGTAAATCCTGCAATCCTTTCCGCATTGTCTCCAAACTCAGATGAGAACCATGACTTCTTCAGCGGTAGCGGATCTAGCTACGTAATAGCTAAGCACGAAGCAACAGAAGATGAGGACTGGGACTTTTAAAAACTAAAAACATCAAGGGCATCCAGAAATGGGTGCCTTTTTTTGTTCGTATAAAGATATGGTATAATAGTCCTGTTAGACCTACCCCACTAACAAGGAGACCCCAGAATCAAACATTTAAACAGAATCTTACTAGCAACAGCTTTATCTTTTGGCCCACTCTTTGTCGTATCTGACGCAGCCCACGCTAACTGTGTTAGCCCTGGACAAGTTGCTGCTGTTGCAGCTGCACAACAAAATGCTTCAACTGAGCCAGTGGTTACTGAAATAGCCACTTGTGGTGGAGACGATACCTCTTACCAGATCCCATTGACAACTACCGTAACTTTTGACGGAGTAACTTACAGCAATATCTTTGCTACCACTAACTCAGTAATTACGTTTGGTCGTCCAGATGGAACTTATTGGACTTATCCGTCAACCCCTTCTATTTCGCTTTATTCTTTTGACTGGGTTGTATACCCTCAGTGGAGATCTGACGAACATCTAATCATTCGTTCATCAGATGGTGGATTTCAGGTAGACATTTCAGCTAGACCTATTTGGTTGCAGAATACTCCAGATCCAACACGTATTGTAATTACTGCTGCTATTCTTTCTGATGGCACAGTTGCAATGGCTTATACCCTAAGTGGTCCAGAGTACCCTCAAAACAATCCACGAACTGGTGTACGTTTAAATGACGGAAGCATTGTTGACTTTGAGACCTATGGAATTCAAGAAACAGAACAGGCCCCAGAGCTAGCTCCAGAACCTACAGAAGAAGCACCATTTAATCCACCCACACCAGAACCAACACCAGAGCCTACGCCAGAGCCTAGTCCTGAGCCAACTCCAGAACCTACTCCTACACCAGAACCAACCCCAACCACTACTCCACCTTTTATACCAGAGGGTGCAACAGTAACAAATGAAGGTTCTTTCGTTCAAGTAGTAGCTCCTGAAGGACAAAGAGTTGCAAATGCTGTTGGCTACTATGGAGATCCCAACGATTCAACTAGAGGACAAGAAGTTTCT